TTAGTCCTCGGTGTCAGACTGTGTTTCATCGGTCGCATAGCCGTACTCGGCATCATACTCGTTTTTTTCTTGCTCCGACATTTCCTCTGAAGCAGACAACGACCTGTTTGCTTCCTTTATCAGTTTTTCGACTGATTTGCCATTCCAAGAATTATCCACCATAATCCAACCGTCCTTATCTTTGCCTGTTGTAAATTTCGATGTACCTATGCCGTGACTTCGGTAACAACTCCCTTTTTTCATCATCCGTTAAATAGTCAAATTCCAGTACGGGGTAACAGTAATTCCCACGGATAGCGGATTTATATTTCTGCAGCACTTCAAAGGGTGGCTTCAGCTTAAGCATCAAAAACAGGGAGCATTTCTCATCTATAAGAGTGTCAAAAATTTCTGCCCGTGTTAGTTCCCGCAGGATTCTGATTTTGTTTGTTGTGAAGTAACCCTTGCCGTATCCGTCTGCTGCGTAGCGGAAACGCTTGATTTCGCCGAGCGGCTCAACCTCACAGATGCGGACTCCACTGTCAAAGTAGTTCAAAGTTGCACTCGCATATTGGGTGTAATGATACCATGACCAATTATCATCTATATCCGTTGTGTAGGTTCTCCCTACCTCAAACTGATAATCTTCCCAACCGCAGAGGTTCGCATCGAAGCCTTTGTAGTACATTCTCGCATTCCTCCTATGCCACCCGCCGTTCAACGAACCAGCGGCCGATGTTGTTTCCGGCGATAGAGGCATTCCGCTCGAAGAACAGATAACTCTGCCGCCCGTTTATCCACACCGTGTATCGGTCGCCCTGGCCACCAGCTTTCATGGCGGCAGCTTGCCGGATATCCGTGACACGGTCAATTTCAAATTCTCGCCCATCCTCCCATGTGATGCTGGTTGGGACGAGGTTGCCCTCATTGTCAAACCGCGCAGCCACGGCAACATAGACTTTAATATTCATCTCCATCGGTGCAGTTCACCTCCACTCCCTTGAGGAAGCACCCGGTCGCTTGGAGCGGCGGGTCGATAACCATGTATCCCTTGCGCTTGAGCATACGGAACTTGAAGTCCAGCAGTTCGGGCGGGACACGAAGAACGGAAGCGGCACCAAAGAAGGAGATATCATCATTCAGTTTTTCCAGAACATCCTCATCGGACATCAGAAACTCGGCCGCAAACACATTAGCCTCGTACTCCAACTTGGAGGTGGAGTCGAAGAGTTCAAAGTCATGGAAGGCATTAAGCCCCAGGGCTTTTCTGTGCAGGACGGCGTGACCCAGTTCGTGTGTTGCAATGATTCGCTGCAATGGCCTCGGCAAATCGCTGTTGATGGTGATTGACCGCTTTCGGCTCTGCACCAGGAAGAAGCCCTTGCAGGCCCCTTCGTATGTACCCATTGGAACGAACAGCACGATGATATTCATCGCGGCGCACAACTTGAACGGGTCGGTTTCCTTGTACCGCTGCTTGAGCCGCTGTACCTCGCGGCTAATATAGTCCACGGACATACCGATCCCTCTTTTCAGTTTTCCTCTATCATCCAGTCTACACTATTGCCTGTCCAATAAAACGGACATTAACCAGAGACCTTCGGCTTTTTTCTGCCGTAGGTCTTTTTTGCTTCATCCTTACAGGTCAGATAGGCTTTCATGACCGCCGCAAAGAAATCATCCTTTGCTTCTTGGGAGAGTTCGCCTCCGGCAAACAGCGCTGAGTTCTTCTCCAACAGGAAGTCCACCTCGGAGGCAGCTTTGTCGCCGTAGCCCTCACGCGCGGCATCCACATACTTCTGCTTCTCAATGCCGTAGGTGGGGTCAGTAATTTCCTCACGGGTCAAGTAGTCCACCGAAACGCGCAAGGCATCTGCCAGCTTTCGGGTGGTAGACGGACGGGCAATCGCTCCGCTGGATTCATAGGAAGCAATGGTGCGCTTGGACACACCAGTTAAATCCGCAAGCTGCTGCTGGCTTAATCCCCGCACCTCTCTGGACCTTTTAATCTTGTCAGAAAAAGTCATTGTTGAGTCTTCCTTTCAAAAAAATCGCCTCGTAACTTCATCAACTTCATCAAACCTATTGACGAAACTTCATCGCCCTGCTATTATGGCGGTGAAGTTACGGTGAAGTTCTGCATTTAGAATACATCGCAAACTTCATCATGTCAATACCTTTTTTATGAAGTTCCGAGGGGGTGACGATTTATGGCCGAAAGGGTTATCCTTCATAGCGACCTCAACTGCTTTTATGCTTCGGTGGAGATGATGCTAAACCCTGCCTTGCGAGGAAAGGCGGTTGCTGTTTGCGGAAGCACAGAGGATCGGCACGGCATAGTGTTGGCAAAATCCGAACTCGCCAAGCGGGCCGGTATCAAGACGGGTATGGTTGCATGGGAAGCAAAGCAGAAATGCCCGAACTTAATTTTTGTCCCACCGCAATATGACCAGTATCTGAAATACTCCGCATTGGCGCGTTCCGTTTACACACGCTTCACCGACCAGGTGGAGCCGTATGGCATGGACGAGTGCTGGCTTGATGTTACAGGCAGTTGGGGCATAGCCGGAAGCGGGATGGAGATTGCAGAAACCATACGCAAGACCATGCGGGAGGAGTTGGGGCTGACCGTTTCCATCGGTGTATCCTACAATAAGATATTTGCCAAACTCGGCTCAGATATGAAAAAGCCGGATGCGATTACTCAAATCACCTCCAGCGACTTCAAAGACAAGGTTTGGCCGTTGCCCGCAGCCGACCTTTTATATGTGGGCAGAGCCACCAACGAGAAACTGGCCCGCTATGGTGTTCGCACCATCGGCGACATTGCCCACCTTGACCCCGAAGCAATGCAGCGGTGGTTCGGCGTGAACGGTCTGTACATTTGGAGGTATGCTGCTGGCTTGGATACCGCCCCGGTCATGAACAAGGATTTCGTTTCCCCGGTCAAGTCGGTCGGCCATGGTATTACCTGTGTGGCTGATCTGCTGAACGAGGAGGAAGTGTGGAAGGTCATGCTGGAACTGTCCCAGGACATCGGTCATCGCCTCCGCATCCACAAGCTGAAGGCCAGCGGTGTGCAGATTGCCGTCCGCAGTAATGATTTGTCGGGGCGGCAGTTCCAAGGCAAGTTGAGCCTCGCCACCCAAAGCCCCATGCTCATCGCCGAAAAGGCTCGGAGCCTTTTTGCGGAGCATTACCGCTGGACAACGCCTGTCCGTGCCGTTACCGTCCGTGCCATCGACCTTCGCCCCAAGGATGAGCCGGAGCAGATTGATATGTTTGTTGACCCCCAACGGGTCGACCGAGCCGAGCGGCTGGACAACTGTGTGGAGGAAATTCGCCGCCGTTTCGGAAAGAGGGCGGTCTATTCAGCCACACTCATGGACGACATCAAAATGCCATGCGATGGGCGTGACCTTGTCCGAATGCCGAGCGCACTTGCGCGTTAACAAGTGCTACCCCTGAATTGTTAGCAACCGTTATCGGCCGCATCTATTGAAACCTGTATGTAGCCGTGATACTATGTAAACAACAGATACGAAACGCACCGATTGTTTACGGCAAACAATGTGCTTCACAAAGTAGCGATTGCTTACAGGAGGGTCACTTATGCACACAGTTGATTCGATAGGACTGACAGTAGAGTTTGATGGCAAAAAGAATGTGGTTCTTGCAGATGGGCAAGTAACAGAATACCCCATAGGTGGTATGGCTTGCGAATATGCGCGTTTGCATCCTACTGCCATCAAACAATTCATCTTGGATATGCCCTCGTATGGAGAAGCATTTTCTCCCGATGCTGTTGCCGAAGCCCTTATGCAAATGTACGAGGCTCTGTCTAAAGGCCTTGGACAACTGACTGGCATCATGATTACCACAGACTTTGCCAATTTGCTCACCGACTATACCCAGGCGACCGAAACCGAGTGCAGCGAATTGATTGCACATAACAACGAGGGTCTTGCAGAAGACTCCGTGAAGCAGTTTATTCTAAAGGATACCGGGTTCGATGAATTTGGCATATCAACCGTGGGTCACGCATTTTTGTCGGCATACAGTTCTTATGCCTATTCCTTTGTTGGGTTCCGGCATATGTTTGATATTCTCATGAGCGATGACAGCTTGACCGATGAGAACATTCAGGGCTTTTATTCAATGTTTGATGTCACCGATAATATCCAGCACTTTGATTTCAACATCTTGGCCTATGGCGGCGCATTCCATTCGGTATACACCATTAAATCCTCCGTTTCTCTAATGGTGTTTGAAGCCGCCCACATGATTGATACAGATGCAAAAGTGGTCAAGTGCAAAAACTGCGGGAACTACTTCGTTCCCGTTGGCCGCGCCGACCGAGTCTATTGCAGCTATCCCGCTCCGCAGGATAATGACAAAGCCTGCCGGGATATCGGGGCGCAGAACACGCTGATACGAAAACGCAAAAATGATACCATTGCCAGCGAGTACAGGCGCCTCTATATGCGGCTGACCATGCAGCAGAAACGCCATCCGCAGGATGAGCAGATTAAGGCAAAGTTGGCAGAACTGATCGAGACCATGCAGCGGCTTCGAAAGCAACGGGATGAGGGGGAAATTTCATCAGATAAGATACTGGAATGGCTGGAACACTTTTCCTCCCTTTTGGAGGGATAAACTCTTTAGCAAAATGGGGTTGACATCTCGCGCGTATGTGCATATAATATTGTTAGCCAGTTAGCGAACAAGCATAACGGCTAACACCGCCAACATAGTTGTCCGAAAAATGGAGGCGCCCTCATACATAATTGATTTGATGATGATTGGGTAAGAATAATGAGTAACGGACAAATAAGAGTAAAGGTGAATTGATTATGAACACATACGCTAATTTTGGAGATTTCATTGCACAGAAGAGGACGGAAAAAGGGATTACCCTGCGGAAGATGGCGGATATGCTGGGTTGCTCGGCTCCTTTCCTAAGCGATGTTGAAAAGGATCGTCGCAACCCATTTGACATGGACAAGCTGGGTCAGGTCGCACAGATACTGATGCTCTCGCCCGATGAGAATGCTCTCATGCTCGACCTTGCAGGAAAAAAGCGTAATTCGGTAGCACCCGACTTGCCGGATTACATCATGCAGCGGGACTATGTTAGTGCCGCACTACGAACCGCTCGTGACCTCGATGCTGGTGAGCAAGAGTGGCTGCGGTTCGTGGACGAACTAAAAAAGCGGAAGGGGTAAAACGCGCTTATGGTAAATCTCGGAATTCACAGGAAGCGATCCGGCGTCCCTGTCCTTAGTAGAAAGGACATCGATGTGCTTGGTGAGAAGCTGGTGGCAGACTTCTGCCCGGATGCGCTGAAAGAGCCGCAGGCTCTTGATGTGGACTCGTTTGCCCAGAACTACCTTGGCATGGAACAGGACTACCAGTACCTATCCCATTGTGGAGTGTATTTGGGGATGACGGTCTTCAACGATACAAACAAGGTTGCCGTCTATAATCCAGCCGAGCAGCGGGCCGAGTATATCAGCGCGCGGGCTGGCACGATTATCATCGACAACACGCTCTTGGAGGAAAACCAGGAGCATCGCTACCGTTTCACGATGGGCCACGAGGCTGCAGGGCATGGCGTTCTACACGAACCCTATTTCCACTACGACCGCAATCAGATGTCCATGTTCGATGAACCCAATGTAGCAATGATACAGTGCCGCACCGATGGCAGCAAAATCGCACAGAAGGAACAGCGCCTGTGGGATGACCGGGATTGGATGGAGTGGCAGGCCAACGCTATGGCCTCGGCATTTCTGATGCCCAAGAGCATGGTGCTGAAGGTTGTGGAGTACACCAAATCCAAATTCCCGTCCAGCACCGACACCAATATCCTCTGCTACAATTATGCAGATGCTATCACCAAGGTTTTCAATGTATCCTTTCAGGCTGCTACATATCGGCTCAAGCAGCTTGGAGTGATTCGGAAGGAACTGCAACTCAACCCCGCCGTCATGGATTTCCTTGACATTTTTAATACCGAGGGCATTTGCTGATGCCCTCTGACCGAAAGCGCACTATCAAATAGCGGGCATTCATTGATGTCCGCTATTTTTTATCCCATCTTGTAAGCAAGTTAGCTAACAGATATACGGAAAGGATTATGCTATTGAATAGAACATTTACCCGACATTACAAATGTCCCTGGTGCCAGAAAGGCGAAGCCCTGGCTGACGGAAAAGCCAAAGTCACTATTTCCCTCATCTGCTCGAAGTGCCAAAAGTGCTTTACTGTGGATTTGGACACAGGCCGCACGGAGCGTTCCGGGGCCTGCAAGCGGCAAGGCCGCAGACCATAACACTCGCTGACTGACCACCGGGGCATATGCCACCACTAAGGCCGGAGCGGGCTGCATTCGTGCAGTCATGCTCCGGCCTTTTTATTTTTTTTACACGGCACACAACAATCAGATAATCGGTGGTCCACCGTGTCAAAAAAAATTTGAAATTGTCATTTTAACTCGGACAAAAGGTGTCCGCATTAACCCGTACCATATAGCCACAGAGCAAACGAGAGGAGGTGTGAAAGCGATGAGTCCGAATGAACGGCGGCAGCGGTTGATTGAAGTTCTCTGTCAACGGCGGCAAGACACAATGGCAAATTTGGCCGAAGAGTTCGGTGTAAACGAGCGCACCATTCGGCGCGACATCGAAGCCCTCACGCTTTCATACCCGATCGATACGATTTGTGGTCGCTACGGCGGCGGGGTCAAGGTTGCGGATTGGTACCACCTCAACCGCAAAACTCTCTCGCCCGAACAGGCCGAACTCCTCAAGCGGTTGGCGCCAACCCTCACAGGAGCAGACCTTGCGACCATGAACAGCATCATCTCCCAGTTCGCTCCGTACTAACAACCACGGGATACACCCCCGAATGACAGAAAGGTTTAGGTGAATGATTTGAAGAAAGTTTTTGTTTGTTCCCCCTATCGTGGGGACATCGAAGCGAACACCAAGCTGGCGAAATTCGCCGCCCGCATTATCTATGGTTGCAACGACCTCCCGGTAGTGCCGCATCTGTACTTCCCGCAGTTCCTTGACGAGAACGACCAGTACGAGCGCATCCGTGGCATCAAGCTAGGCGTGGAACTGATGAAGGGCTGTGACCTCATTTGGGTCGTTGGCACCAAGATCACCAGCGGTATGGAGTACGAACTCAACGCCGCCAAGGAGTTCAAGGTTCCTGTTCGGCTTTATGACGAGCGTCTCTGCCAGATTGACCTCTCGACCATGTTGCTGGATGAGCGTCTGGATGCTGACTACCGCCGCATTGTTAAGGGCTTGGCCCTCGAAAAGTTTTAAGGAAGGATGACTAATATGAACGAAATGTATTCTGTTCTCGCCGAGAACTACGAAAAACTGGCTGCTGGCTTCCGCGCCCTTGCCAGCGAAGCCACCACCACAACCGAGCCGGAACCCGCATCCAAGGCCGAGAAACCCGCCGCCGAGACGGAGGTTCCCGCCCTCACCGAAGCGGATGTCCGTGCTGTGCTGCAGGGAAAGATGAAAGACCACCGCAAAGAGGTTCAGGCTCTGCTCCGCAAGTATGGCCCTGGCAAGCTGTCCGATGTAAATTCTGAAGATTACGCTGCTCTGATGGCAGATGCGAGGTTGCTGTAATGCCGGATGTACACGCTACTAATTCACCATCGGCATTGCACCGTACCATCAACTGCCCGCCCTCGCTGCTGCTTGCCGCTCAGTTCAACGATGACCCCGCAAGCCCGTATGCAGCAGAAGGAACGGCGGGTCATGCCCTGGCTGAATACCTGATTAAAAAGCACCTCAAAAAGCGGGTGCGCCGCCCGGTCTCTGATTACTACAACGATGACCTTTTGGAAGCCGTGGACGATTATGTCGCCTACTGCGTTGGAGAAATTGAGGATGCCAAGCGCGAATGCAAAGACCCATATTTCGCTGTTGAGCAGCGGGTCGATTTATCCGATTACTCTCCCGACTGCTTCGGCACTGCCGATATGGTCATCGTCACAAACGGTGTTGTCCATGTGATTGACCTCAAGTTGGGTCGCGGCGTTGAAGTGAGTGCCACAGAAAACCCGCAGCTCATGGCCTACGGTCTTGGCGTTTTGGAAATTGCCGAAATGCTCTACGACCCCAAAACCGTCCGGCTCACCATCTATCAGCCCCGGCTGAGCAATTACAGCACATGGGACATTGCCCCCGCCGACCTCAAGGCCTGGGGTGAAAATGTGCTGAAGCCCCGCTCCGCAATGGCTCTTGCTGGCGAAGGCGAGTTCAAGGCCGGTAGTTGGTGCCGTTTCTGCAAAGCACGCAATCAGTGCCGTGCGAGGGCAGATGAGTTCCTCAAATTGGCACAGATGGAGTTTCGCCCCCCGGCACTGCTGTCTGATGACGAAATCAGCGAAGTGCTGAAAGTGGCAGACGAACTCTCCAAGTGGGCATCGGATGTCTACACATTCGCCCAGGACCAGGCCATCACCCACGGTAAAGAGTGGACAGGCTTCAAACTGGTCGAAGGGCGTTCCAACCGCAAGTACACCTCAGATGTCGAAGTTGCCCAGGCAGCAGAAACCGCCGGGTACAGCGACATCTACAAGAAATCCATTATCGGGGTTACCGAGATGGAGCGGCTCATGGGCAAGGCCGAATTTGCCCGCATCATTGGCCCGCTGGTCTACAAGCCTCAGGGCAAAGTGACCTTGGTTCCCGAATCGGACAAGCGTGAAGCCATCAACAAAACGACCGCTGCGGCGGAATTTACGGAGGAATAAGAATATGAAAACCAACAACACCAAAGTCATCATCCCTTGCCGTTTCTCTTATCTGCATTGCTGGGTGCCGGATTCCGTCAACGGCGGTGACCCCAAGTACAGCGTGAGCGCCATTATCCGCAAGGATGACACCGCCACCGTCAACGCCATCAAGGCCGCAATCGAGCAGGCCAAGAAGGATTCCGTGGGCAAGTGGGGCGGCAAGATTCCCGCCAACTTGAAGCTGCCCCTGCGCGATGGTGACATTGACCATCCCGATGACGAGAACTACCACGGCTGCTATTTCATCAACTGCAACAGCCGTCAGGCTCCTCAGGTAGTTGATTCCAAGGTAAAACCCATTCTCGACCAGAGCGAGGTTTACTCTGGCTGCTACGGCAACATCAGTGTGACCTTCTTCGGTTATAACTCCAGCGGTAACCGTGGGGTGGGCGCAGGTCTTGGCAACATTCAAAAAATCCGTGATGGTGAGAGCCTGGGTGGCCGCACCAACGCTGCCGATGACTTCTCCACCGAAGAGGATGACGATTTCCTGTCCTAACGGCCTACGGGGGGTGGTGGGCAACCGCCACCCCTTACATATTGAAAGGAGCGTTTCCATGAGCCTGTTGGCGATTGATATAGAGACTTTTTCCGACCGGGACTTGCCCAAGTGCGGCGTGTACGCCTACACCGACAGCCCCCAATTCCAAATTCTGCTGTTTGCCTATGCCTTTGACGAGGGGGAAACACAGATTATTGACCTCGCTTGCGGCGAAAGGCTCACGCCCCGTATCCTTGCGGCGCTGGATGACCCCACCGTGACCAAGACAGCATTCAACGCCGCGTTTGAACGCACCTGTCTTTCCAGATACCTTGGGCATCAGCTTTCCCCTGCTGGGTGGGTGTGTACCGCCGTGCAGTCTGCCATGTTGGCTCTGCCGCTCTCGTTGGACGGCGTTGGCGAGGTTTTGAACATCTCCCGCAAAAAGCTGAAGGAAGGTGTCGACCTTCTGCGGTTCTTCTCCCTGCCGTGTAAACCCACCAAAACCAATGGTGGGCGCACCCGCAATCTTCCGTCAGATGCCCCCGAAAAATGGGAGCGGTTCAAAAGCTACTGTATTCGAGATGTCGATGCCGAGCGGGAGATCCGTCAGAAACTCCGCAACTACCCGATACCCGATAGCGAGATGGCCCTGTACCGCATGGACCAGCTTATCAACGACCGTGGCATCCTGGTTGACCGCCAGCTTGTCGCTGCGGCTGTGGAATGCGACCTCCAATACAAAGACACCGTCACCGCAAGAGCCTATGAACTGACCGGGCTTGCCAACCCCAACTCCCCAGCACAAATCAAGGGCTGGCTGACCGACCACGGCGTTGAGGTGGACAGCCTCGACAAAAAGGCGGTCAAGGGCATGATTGGCGATGCGGACGGCGAGGTCTTGGAGGTGCTGCAGCTTCGGCTGCTCATGGCAAAGACCTCCGTCAAAAAGTACGAGGCCATTGAGCGGTCGGTGTGTTCGGACGGTCGTGTTCACGGTCTGCTCCAATTCTACGGGGCAAACAGAACGGGGCGCTGGGCGGGCAGATTGGTTCAGGTACAAAATCTGCCGCAGAACCACATTGTGGATTTGGAACTGGCCCGCAACCTTGTACGAGATCGGCGTTTCGTTGACTTAGATTTGCTATATGATTCCACCCCTGGGGTGCTGTCGGAACTCATCCGCACAGCCTTTGTGTCAAAGCCCGGCTGTCGGTTTATCGTAGCTGACTTTAGTTCCATCGAGGCGAGGGTGCTGGCATGGTTCTCCGACGAACAATGGCGCCTTGATACCTTTGCCGGAGGCGGTGATATTTACTGTGCTTCTGCCTCGCAGATGTTCGGCGTTCCTGTAGTCAAGCATGGGGTCAACGGTCATCTTCGCCAAAAGGGAAAAATCGCAGAATTGGCTCTTGGCTATGGTGGTGCAGTCGGTGCCTTGACGGCAATGGGTGCATTGGATATGGGCTTGACCGAAGAGGAGCTGCAACCACTGGTCAATCAATGGCGAAACTCCAACCCCCATATCACTAAGTTTTGGTGGGAGGTGGATGCAGCCGCTACCAAGGCCGTGCGGGGGAAAACCACCGTGCCGATGGGCAATCTGTGTTTTTCCTATAAGGCCGGCATCCTGTTCATCACCTTGCCGTCCGGCAGAAAGCTATCCTACATCAAGCCCCGCATGGCGCAGAACCGCTTCGGCCGGCAGAGCCTTTCCTACGAGGGCATTGGCGAAAGCAAAAAGTGGCTCCGCATTGAAACCTACGGCCCGAAACTGGTCGAGAACATCGTCCAGGCCACAGCCCGTGATTTGCTTGCTCTGGCAATGCTCCGGCTCACCGAGGCGGGTTTCCAAATCGTGATGCACATTCACGATGAAGCCGTGCTGGAGGTTCCCAACGGCCAGTCCAGCGTTGACGAAATTTGCAAAATGATGGCTGTCGCACCCGATTGGGCAGCAGGGCTTCCGCTCCGCGCCGATGGGTACGAGTGCCAGTTCTACAAAAAAGACTAAGGAGGTTCACCTATGGGCATCAGCTACCGCAATGGCTCCGGCTATCCCGACCCGACCGCTTATGAAGCCGTCCGCTTGATGGAGGCCGAAGCGAAGATTCTCCGCATCGAGTACCCGACTGGGTACATCGAACTGAATATGGAGGCAGCGTTTCCTTCCACCCTGGACAGGGCAAAAAAGATATTCCGGCTCGTTCACCGTTACTGCGATGAAGCCGACCAACGCCGTCTGCTGGGCTTCCTTGCCAAGAAAGAGCAGCACTACGCCGCCCAGGCACAGACTTTTTTGCAGAAGGTGGCAAACAGCAAGCCCGATTCTGCCGAACAACATCAGCACGATGCCCGCTATCGGGAGGCCGTCCGGCTTCAGCAGCGTACACACCGAAACATTGAACTTTTCCGGGAGGGTTAAGCCATGAAAATCAGACTCAGCACGGGCAATTCCCGTATGGACAAAAAATGGAACCTGGTGGAGATGGAACTGGACGAGTTTCGCCAGCGTATCTCGCAAACGCATCGCACCGCTGAAACGGTGGAGCAGTACAAGAAGCTGTCCAAGGCCAAGCAGGACGACATCAAGGATGTGGGCGGCTTTGTGCTTGGCACCCTCAAGGGCGGTCGCCGCAAAAAGGACTGTGTGCTGACCCGCTCCGGGCTGTCGCTGGATATGGACTATGCCACGCCCGACATCATCGAGCAGTTGGAGATGTTCTTCTCGTTCCGCTGCCTGATCTACTCCACCCATAAAAACACACCCGAAAAGCCCCGACTTCGGCTCATCATCCCTCTTTCCCGTGAAGTGACCCCGGACGAGTATATGGCGGTCGCCCGCAAGGTGGCTGATGAAATCGGCATTGAACTTTTCGATGATACCACCTACGAACCGAGCCGCCTCATGTATTGGCCGTCCACATCGGCTGACGGCGAGTTCATTTACAAAGAGGTTGATGGTGGTCCGCTCGACCCCGACACCGTGCTTGCCAAATACACCGATTGGCACAACTCGGCCGAATGGCCTGTATCCAAGCGGCAGCAGACCGTGGTGCAGCGTGAAATCAAAAAGCAGGCCGACCCGCTCACCAAGCCCGGAACCGTTGGTGCATTCTGCCGTACCTACTCCATCACCAACGCCATCGACACCTTTATCCCGGATGTGTATAAGCACAGTGCCATGAGCGGCCGCTACGATTATATCCCCGCCGACTCCCAAGCTGGTGTGGTTATCTATGATGACCGCTTTGCATTCAGCCACCATGCCACCGACCCCGCTTGCGGCAAGTTGATGAACGCTTTTGATGTGATCCGCATCCACAAGTTCGGCGGTTTGGATGCCAAGGCTGACGAGGACACCGCCGCATCGCAGCTCCCATCCTTCAAAGCCATGCAGGAGTTTGCCGTGCAGGACGAACAGGTAAAAATCCAGCTTGCCAAAGAGCGGCAGAACCTCGCCATGACGGAGTTCGATGCCGCCGAAGACGATAACTGGCAGACCCTGCTGGAACTGGACAAAACGGGTGCCGTCAAGGACACCCTCACCAACATCGCCAACATCGTCCGGCACGACCCCAACCTCAAGAGCATCGTGTTCAACGAGTTCAAGAGCGTGGTCGATGTGATTGGGCCGTTGCCGTGGAAACAAGTCAAACCGGGGTGGAACGACTCCGATGTTGCCAACGCCAAGCTGTACTTTGAGCGGGTGTATGGCATTTGGTCGCCTACCAAGTTCAAGGATGCTCTGCTGGCGGTGGTTGCAGCCGAGCGGATTTATCACCCCATCAAGGAATACTTCTCCGGGCTGGAATGGGATGGCACCGAGCGTTTGGACACGCTGCTCATCGACTACATGGGCGCCGAAGATACGCTGTACACCCGTGCAGTCACCAGGAAAACCCTGTGTGCGGCGGTAGCCCGCATTTACGAGCCGGGTGTGAAGTTCGATTCCATGCTGGTTCTGAACGGCCCGCAGGGCATGGGCAAATCCACATTCTACAGCATCCTCGGTCGGCAATGGTTCTCCGATTCTCTGTCCATCGCCGATATGCGAGATAAGACCGCTGCCGAGAAGCTGCAAGGATATTGGGTTTTGGAGATTGCCGAAATGAACGGCATCAAAAAGGTCGATGTGGAAACGGTCAAGTCGTTCATCACCCGTGTGGACGATAAGTTCCGTCAGGCATACGGCACCGTGGTCGAGAGCCATCCCCGCACCAACATCATCGTGGGTTCGGCCAACAGCGAGAGTGGCTTCTTGCGGGACATCACAGGCAACCGCCGCTTTTGGCCTGTCAATGTGAACGCTTGCGGCAAATACCACCCTTGGGAACTGACCGAGGTCGATCAGGTGTGGGCTGAAGCCATCGAGCGTTACCGCGCCGGAGAGGAACTGTACCTCAAGGGCGAAGCAGCCACCCAGGCATACAAAGCCCAGCAGGATGCAATGGAAACCGATGACCGTGAAGGCATAGT